CTTTCATAATCAAGATCAATCTTAATTCTTACATCAGAATCATTGATATTTTCATATTCATGACCAATAGAATCTACTAATTCAAGTGTGTCAATCAAATCAGCATCGACTGTGAAATATAATTCTCTCATGATTAATAACCCAACCAATCGAGAATCTGTAATGCATTTAAACTAATACCAACATCACTTGTAAACTCTTCATAAGTTGCACCGTGATCTGCACATAATTTCTTTGCATTAGCAAGTGATAAGTTCTTATCTTGATCAGTACATTCTAATACTGAATTACAATAATAACTTTCATATTCACTTGTTGGATAATCATAATCCCAAGTTGTAGTTGTGTTCATAATTCAAACCTTGTCGCTTAATTGAAATAGAATAGGATAAGTGTATTATAATAATAACCTTTACTCATCCTATTCATGTAACAATTTACTTCACACTGACCAAATTGGATTTACTGGCTTTTCATCGTTACATACACATTATAGCAATAACTCCTGACCTCTGCCATACTATGTCAGCAATACCACATGAGACTGTTGATACAGTATATTACCGTACTATACATTACTAATACAGTACAATCATGACTCATTCCTAATTCTTAACTGACTGTGAATATTAAAATGCAGACAGATCACACCACATTAATATTAAAAATACTTTTCTATTTAATCTGAATAATAATCAGAACTAATCAGAAATAATAATTTATATTATCAGAATGCAATATGATTCAGTAGGAAAACTGATACCCACTTGGGGGAACTGCGTCCAGGCTACGACGCTATTAGGCTTCAGAAAATTATGTCATTTTTTTAAGGATTTTAGCTTCTTTTTTAAGTATTTTCGCAGCTTTCTTGCTGGTTATACAGTTTTGAGCCTTTTGTTGGAGGATTAGAAGTTTCTTTTCATATTTATTCATTAAGTTGTTAGTTTGTAGTAATTTAAGAGATATCAAATGATGATATCCAGTAAATAGAGAGAGGGAATGGTCTACGAAGTAGAATTATTCCCTCTGAGGGGTTGGGTCCACCCTTCCCTTCCCCTGTATAGGGTGCCCGTTAAGCTAAACCCAGGTGGGGACTGGTTTTCCGTTAGATAGTCCTCTAGCGAGGTCTCTTTGGTCTTTATTCATACCCATAACGACGTGATTAGCTGAAGAGTGGGGGTTTTCGAGGAAGTCAGCCATCATAGAATCCCATTCTTCTCTTTTACGTAGAACTATAGCATCATGGGCATTGATAGCCATAGCATCTGTAAAGTATTTAACACCTTGAGCTAAGCAATCTAATCTGTCATCATGCTTAACTGCTCCTTTCTCTCTACACATTCTAGACATTTGGTAGAATAGCATGTAGAGTAGTCGTTTTTCAGGAGCTTCATCTGGGTTCGATTTATAGTCCCAGTCAATAACGCCTCTATCGATAACCAAACGATGCTGATTAAAAACAGGCTCCAAGCTATCGATGATACGATCTTCTTTTCTAACATTAGCTCTAACTTCTTCTATATCTATATTTAATGAGGTTTGTTTAAGATGTTTCTTAAATAGTTCTCCAACAATTCCATCTCCAAAGTTAGTCTCGATAACGAGTTTTGTAACTCCATACTTTCTACATCCTCTAAGGATGTTGAGGAGGGTTTCATCGGAATATCCATCTTTATAGGCTCGCATTTCATGTAGATATAAGAACCCGTTCTTCTGACTAATAAAGGCTGCTGCTGTTTCATCAGTACCTCTTCCGGAGGGATCAACGGAACATACTGTTTCGGAGTAGGGAGTCCATTCTCCATTAAGTTGCATAGGAGAATAGAAGTAGTCTCCTGGTAATCCAACAGTAGGAAGGTCTTTAATGACATTGGATGGATCTGAGCACCAGACAACGACATCGGGAGCAGTAGTAGGGTTGACAGAGGTAACAACCAAGTCAGCCATTTTAAGGGGGAATTTTTCTGCATCACTAAGGGAAGTGTCTAGTTGAAATTGAAGCATAAAGTTAGAACGACCCATAGCTGCTTCACGTTCTATTAGGTCATCTTCATCGAATCTATCTGGATCAGTAACTGACCATTCATCCACACCAGCATCAAGATCTTCTTGTATTTGAGGAGCTAAGAGTCCTTCATATTTACTAAGTTTATTTTTTCTTGGGTATCTTGATGGCCAAACGAAGGGACGATACGAACGCTCTGCCAACTTACGATAAACAGTAAAAGTAGTCTGAGGAGTCCCAAGATACATAATACGGCTATCGTCTTTGGGGGTAAGGATAGATTCGGCTTCCGTACAAAGTTGAAGTAATTTTTCACGCATAAGCTCCGTCATGGAGTTTCCAGGTACCTCTATGTCGTCCAAGATCATGAGATCTGCTCGACTTCCGGTTAACTGTCCAGTGATGCCCACCGACTTTACGCTTGGAGCTTGGTGAGGAGAACAGTTTACGTCGAAACTTATTCTTGACCATCTGGAATCGTCTGATTTGGGTTGAAGATGACTGAGCCATGGAGTTTCAATAATTAGTTTTTGTAGGAAGATAGACATGTTATCAGCCCGTTCTTTAGAGGCTGATATAATCATAATTTTTCTTTCTGGATCATTAAATAAGGTCCATAAGACAAAGGCTCCAGTAATCCAAGATTTACCGACACCACGGAATGCTTGGATCTGGAGACGCTTAGGACCGTTCTGTAAGTAGTCTGCAATCGAGTACTGAGCCCTTGTAGGGGGTGGTAGGTCTAGTTGATCCCAAAGGGCAGTTAGGAACACTTTGAAGTCCTTCTGGAGGGCACTGAGAGAATCAGTTATCATATATCTTTCCACTTTGAGGAGGCTTTTTATACGGTTCTAGTTTGATTGTTCTTTGTCTATAATTATACATCTGTTCATATCTTTGTTTAGCATCTTTAGAAAAAGAGTTCCAAACTGGATCATTTCCTTTCCAACCACCAGGAGGTTTTTGTAGAAGACCTACCCATGAAGGAAGTTCAGGTATTATATCTGTATTCTGTATACCTTGTTCCATATTTTCTATCATTTGTTGACCTAATGCGTTCTCTAATTTCTTTAAACCTTCAGAGTAGACTGGATCTCTAAAGAATGCTGAATGTTTATATATAAGCTTTTTCATTATTGCAGCTTTCTTATTTGGAGATTGTATACCTCTAGTTGCCTCGTTATAATCTGCTAATACTATTTTTTGAAACTGTTCTTTCCAATATTGTGGAACAGTTATTTCTGAATAATTTTGAGGATATAACTTCATGTTTATAAATTCAGAAAAAGTTTCAGGAACCCCCATTTCTTTTAATAATTCTGCTGGTAATTTAAAAGTATTACTTTTTTGAGTATTTAAAAATTGAAATATTATTTCTAAATTATGTTCGTTATCTGCACCAAAATAACCACCACCAATACGTGTAGGATCTACTACTGGATTTATATGGTCTTTAGCAAATGTAGTTGAACTATAACTTTTAATAATAGGTTCTATCTGTTTTCTTTTAAAATCCCATCTAGTTTGTTTACCATCTACATCTTTAAAACGCCAACGCCAATATTCTTCTCCGTTTCTTTGATAACTTTCAGTTCTTAATTGAATACCAGGTTCCCATTTATTGAACATTCGATTTAATTCAGTAACAGTAGCTACCGTACCTCTACCTCCTTGAGAGTAAGGTTTAAAATTAGCTCTATGCTCTTTAAAAATCTGTTCAGCTTCAATTTTAGTACCACCCTGTTTTAAGACTTCATTTAATACTCTATTATATGTTACTTTTGAATACCAATTTCTTTGTTGTTGTGGATTTAGTCCTCCTGGTAAATTTTCACCAAGGTAATCACTTGTATTTTCAAATTGAGTCCCTTTCCAATCAAATATCCATCTAGGAACAATATTATTTATACTCATAAGTGGTTCACCTTTTTGAGTACCTATACGCTCTTCAGGTGGTATATAAACTGGTCTATTTTCATATGATGGTATCTGCTGTTGAGTAACAGGATTAGTACCTATAAGATCTAATTGCTGTTTAAATCTATTATTACTATAGTTGTCTGATTCTTTTATAATATTCTCATAATCGACAGTAGGTGTAGATGTAGTTTTCTGTGGTAATGGTCTGTATGGTGTAACTGTTGTATTAAACTCACTAAGAAGTTTCATTCCTGCAAGTTGTAATAAAGGATGAGCAGCCTGTTCATATTTTGGTTTAGTAATTTTAAGATTACCACGTATATCTTGATCAATAAAGACATCAGCTATACTTCCACCAGGAACAGCCCATTTAAAACCTTCCCAAGCTAATCTTTTTAAATTAGCGTCAGTTTTTTCTTCTTCTAATTCAGGAGGTTGTACTGGTATTTCCCATGGATCTAATGTACGACCTTCATCATCATATTGATCCATATCTACTTCCTCTGTGCACCGCCTCGACCACGGTTAGTCTTACGGGATTCTCTTTTATATGAACCATCAGCTTGTTTTGATGCATCAGTAGATGATCCTTTACGGATCTTTAAACTAGCTCTAGCTGCTGAATGTTCTCTTTTATATGCATTACTATGTGCATATGCTCCACCAGGGCTATTATCTTTTACATGTTTAGCTCTGGATTTTGGATTCTTTCGGTAATGTTTAGCTGTTTTACCGAGCCCTTGATTTGCCATAAAGTCTACTTTGTACGAGATCAGGATCTACTTGTGGAATAATATTAGCCAATTTATTTAATGCACTACCTTCAAAAGCTACTCCAGTGATGTCGTTAGTCTTAAGCCAGTCACATGCTGCTTTTAAGTCTTGAGTAGTAGCTTCACCACTCCTTATACGTTTCAGAAAGTCTTCTGTAACTAAGCGATGAAGCTCATTAAAATTCTCTTCAGTAGCCTTCTTAGGGATGACTCTGACATGTTCCATTTAACTATATTCGATTATTTCTAAAGTACCATCTGTACTAGCTGCTCTAATAGCTGATACACTTACACCTGGATAAGGTATTCTAAGATTTAGTCTTTCTCCAGATCCTATGAAGAAACTTGTAGCAGCTTGTGTTGCAGTTCCTCCTACATTGAATCTGATATCAGCTCCTTTAGCATAGAGAGACATCCAACTGACTAATCCTTCTATATCTTCTGCAGCTTGTGATGCACCTGCAGCTATCTGATACGATTTCCTTACATACATTACTCTTTAAGTCCTGGGAATAAATTCTTTTTAATCAATGCTACTGCTTGATCATCTACGGTATTATCAGTGGATTTTGAATATGCCTCAAGTAGAGAGATAACTAATTCCTTAACAGCATTGGAGGTAAGGAAAGCCATAAGTAGTGGTTTGATGATAATCATTTGTTTCATTTAGTGGAGTTGGATTTTTTAGCTGATTTCTTAGCTCTTTCTTCAGCTTCTTTTTTATATTGTTCTGAGAGGGTACTCATTTTATTACAATTGGGTTTAGGTTTTGCCCATGGTTTATACCATGGTTTAGGTGGAGTTATACATTTTAATACTGTTTGTTCAGCTTTTGTCCATGCAGCTATAGGTATTACATCACTACATATATGGTAGACGCGTGAACCAGGAAGAAGCATGAATCCTTTTTGTTGAAGTTCAGCACAGTTTTTCATTCTGACTAACTCATAATCAAGTTTCATCTTTGCTTCTTGTTGTGCTGCAATAGATCTACAACGTTTCAATCCTTCTCTATCCAGAGGGATCATAAAGTTAATTTGACCACCCCAGTTTTCAGCTACAGTATAGCTTTGTTGAGCCATCAAATCATCATAAGGTGTAGTATGATTACCCATATAGAAGGGGGAAAAGGTCATCGTACTACCATTACAACTTATATTTGGTCCATATACTTGTCTGGAGGGTGCTCCATTGTTTTGGAATTGTACAGCTTGGTTTGTAACATTCCCAGTAGCAGCAGCAACTGGATTTGAGGTATTATTTGTTTCTCCTTCATTAGCACGAACTGGTGTTATTGAGAGAAGACTGATAATGATACCGTAGTAGAAGAAGTATCTATTTCTCTTTCTATTTCTGTTACTGATAATACTTGACTGGCTGCTCTTGTTACTATTTCTAGTGTAAAGTCTGAACCAGCTGTTGTCATATTGAATACCGAATCTGAATCGGCTATACCACCTGATGTAGTGGAGGTATGGGTTATATTGTCCCCAGACCATTTGTTTAATGCTGACCCATAGGTTGTGGTGGTTATTTCCTCCACTATCTCTTGAGTCGTTGTCGTAGTCGAGTTCATGCTTCCTTGCGTGAACTGAGGTGTAATTAGTTCGGCTCTTGCCACCGTGGGTGATGCCAGTAATAAGAGTACTAGCCATTTCTTCATGTTGCTTTTTCTTTAGAGTCCTTTTTCCCGTTATTGTTAGAAGTGGTTAAACCAAACGTTGCCAAGGCTCCCGTAAAGATACTAGCCGGGAAGGTGATATCACCACTAGATCCTTTCTTTATCATAGGTAACTCTACATAATTAAGAGTTATAATAAAACCTGACCAAATTA